AGGATTTGGAGCAAAATGGGGTTGGTATCAATCAATATACGCAATCGCTAAAGGAGATGTCACAAAATTTAAAGAAGTTGCAAAACTATCAGCTTCCGAATGTCTAACGTGGTTAGAGTTTGAGAAGGAAAAGAATGAGTTAGAAGCTAAAATGATAAAACAAAAGATGAAATGAGGCAAGTATATACCGTAATAGATAAGTTAAGAGAGAGGTTAGATGCCAATACTACGACTAATAAGGTAACCTTTGGGGATATATTAGAGATAGACCTAGATAAGACAACTATCTTTCCATTAGCTCATATTACAATGGGGGAGGTGACCTTCTCTGAACATATAGTTACAGTTTCAATACAGTTATTCTGTTTAGATATTGTTGATGCAACTAATGAATTAACTCAAGATGATTTGTTCTATGGGAATGATAACCTACAGGATGTTCTAAACACTCAATTACAGGTTGCGAATGATATACAGCAACAGTTAAGAAGGGGTGAGTTGTTTGATAATGACTTACAGTTAGTATCGGATATAACAGCATCACCATTTATGGATAACTTCGAAAATCAACTAGCAGGATGGGCTGTAACCATAAACATACAGTTACCTAACAACGAAATTAGTATCTGCGAGGAAGATGAATAAGAAGTATACTCAAAAGGCTTTAGATAACTACAGGAAGATTTTAGTCGCTGAACTTAAGAGGGAACTCAATAAGAAGGGAAGTAGGTTAGAGAATAGTATAGTCGGTAGGAAAATACCTAATAAAGACGGGTTCAGGATAAAAATGAACGATTATGGCGTTTATGAAAGCTATGGAGTAAATGGCAAAAGAAGTGCATATACCTCACCATTTTCATATAAAAGCAAATACCCTAATATAGATAGAATTAAAGATTGGATTGTTAGGAATAATGTACAACCTCGAACATTTAGCTCTACTAAAAAAACAGAATTAGAAGATTTAGCATTCTTAATATCTAGGTCTATTTATCAGAACGGAATTAGACCAACTAGATTTATAGATATAGCTATAGAGAAAGTAGAACCTAAAATGACAAAAGAAATAGCGGATGCTTACGAAAAAGATTTAACTGAAGAATTAGATAAAAACATACCAAATGCCAGTAGTAAAAATTAACGTATCGTCACCTTATTATGTTTCGGCTGCGGAGCCAAGCGTAACTCAAGCAGGGGAATAAAATAAATAGATATGCCTACAGAGAAATATAATAGTAGAAGTCCAAGATTTGTAGTGGCTACTCCAGTTGGGGGTACCGAACCGAATAGACGACCTACAGTTGTAACTAACGATGAGACTTTGTTAACTCAAACCTCCGCTAGGTTAAATGGGCAGGTTACAGATGCGGGTCTACCCACATATACAACCAGAGGGTTTTATTGGAAGGTAGGGACAGGAACACCGACAGATACTGATAATGATGAACCAGTTTCGGGTACAGACACAAACAGTTTCTCTTATGACCTTAGCTCACTTAGTGCAGGTACAACATATTCTTTTGTTGCTTATGCTACAAACACTGAGGGTACAGAGACAGGGGATACAGTGACATTTACTACACCAGTAGCAAATTCATTAGCTACAGTAACAACTGATGGTGAAAGTAACGTAACTCAAACCTCTGCAACATTATTAGGCTCTATAACTAATGTGGGTGTACCTAGCTACACTTCTAGAGGGTTTTATTGGATGCAGGGTACAGGAACACCTGATTCAGGTGACAACACTTTAATTGTGTCAGGTACAGGTACAGGACAGTTCTCTGATGGTTTAACTGGGTTAACTGCTTCAACTACATATTCATTTAGGGCTTTTGCAATAAACACTCAAGGAACTGCATATGGAGATGTTGAAGAATTTACAACATTATCTTCCTCTACACCACCAACAACATACGCTCCATCTGTGACAACTAATGCAGCTACATCACCAACTCAAAACTCTATAGTGATGAATGGGAATGTAACTAATGTGGGTAATCCTAATTATACAGTAAAAGGATTTGTGTATATAACAGGTACGGGAACACCAACCACATCAAATACCATCACTAACGAGACTGTCGTAGGAACTTCTGCAGGTACCTACAATGCCCTTGTACTTGGTTTGACTTCGGGGCAACTGTATACTTATAGAGCTTTTGCAACTAATACTGTAGGCACTGCTTATGGGGCTAATGTTCAGTTTACTACATCAGCAGCTCCAGTTTGTGATGGGGGAACTTTGTTTTTCTCAGGACATCAGATAAGTGGTGGTAATGCTACCTTAGCTACAGGTCAAATATCTTACGGTACTGGTGCTTGTAGCTCTACTATACCTACAGTTTCACTACTATTAACCAATAATGTTGGGGAGTGGACTTCAGTAAATCAAGTTACAAGTATAGCTTTATATGAAGGAAATACAAATGTATCTAGTCAATATACTTTAGGTAAGACTTTAAATGGAGATGTTATGAATATAACATTTGGAGGTAATTTTCCTGATGCAACTAATGACGGAAACCACACTTATAGTTTTCATTTAACGGTTGATACTACAGAAAATTATGCAACAACAATATCTTTACCTTCAGCGACACAAACTTCAAGTGGAGATGTTTCATTTGTAACCTCAACTGTAACACCAGATACATCTTCATCATACCCTGCTTCAAGGGATGGTAGTAACACCACTTCTACACTTACACCTCTTGGAACGTCTGGTGAGAATTATAAATATACAATAGTCTATACTGCTATATCTGGATATACATTCACTGGAACTGGCAATATAACACAACCAACAGTTACTAGTGGTGTTGGAGTTAGTGTTAATGTGACAGGGTATACTAGCAGCACTTTAACTGTAGTAGTTACAGGACAAATACAATCTAGTGATGTTTCTGCAACCGTATCTTATACAGGTAGTCCTGTAATATCTCCTGCTACGTCAGCCACACTTGAATGGAAAAAAAGTAGTCAAACACAATACACACCTTATACAAGTGCTATAGATGTAGTTGAAAGTGATGTTATAAACCTTAAGGTAGCTGCGAATGGTTCTTACTATTTAGCCTCTGTATTAACTTCAGGTCAGTCACTTGTGTCTAGCATCTCACCTATAGAAAACAATTCAGGAGTTACTCAAGTTCACGACATAACGATAAATGGTAGTCTTCAAAGCGGTGGAGATGCTTCTGCAACTTTAGGTGTTATACCAAGAGGCAGTTTACCTACTATTAGTAATGCAGTTGCTACAGCAAGGCTTGATTTTACAGATTAATTGATATGCATCACAAAAAAATATTTTTAAGTAATATATAAAAAGGTATGGCAAATTTAATACAGGCTCAATTAGATATAAAGGTTTGGAACGAGAGATTTACAAGTGACATTCCTTCTGACCCTACATATACTATAGTTAAACAACCTATAGGTACAGAGAATAATGTTCAGTTTGAAATATCTGAATTGTTTAAAGATTATATCGAACCTACATTCACTAACGACTACAACACTATATCTACTGCTGTATGGGTTCACTGGACAATAACAAAAACATTCAGTGATGCTAGTCCTAGTACGCAAACAGGGTTTGGATTAGGTATTCAAGGATATGGCTATTTTAGTGACGGAGCCAATCCATCCTTAGGCACTGGTAAACAGATGGATAATAGTCATATCTATGTTCCGGAAGGTGAGAGTATAACTATACCCATATTCTTAGGTACAAATGGGGTTAATAATGTAAAGTTGTACAAGAATGGAATTATAACGTCTAACATAAATTATAACATTATAGATACCTTGTCAGAGGAATATCCAAATGACTTAATTTATTATGTAAGAAACTCAGGTGATATAGATTATGCCTCACTAACTAAAGATGATTCTACTGTAGAAATTGTATATGTAAACCCTGTGTGTGAACCTAAGTTTGAACCATACAAGGTTGCATTCCTTAATAAGTATGGAGTTATACAAGATTTGTGGTTCTTCAAGAAGAGAACAGACTCAATAGACGTAACTAAAGACCAGTATAATAGAAGTACAGTAACAGTTGACTCTAATCTGACAGCTACATATTCAACCAATAAAGCTGCAAACTCTATTATAGATTTAAAGTCTACTAGAAGTCTTAAACTAAACACTGGTTTTGTAAAAGAAGAGTATACTGAAACAATTCAGCAGCTAATGTTATCTGAAAATGTTTGGATTGTAGAGGACAATACTGCATATCCAGTGATACCATCTAACCAAAACTTAAACTATAAGACAGTTTTAAATGATAAGTTAATCAACTTCACTGTTGATTTTAAATATGCGTTTAACGAATCTAACATAATTAGATAATGCAAAAGGTACAATTATATGTTGAGGGTGTTGAACTTGATTTGTTCAATGATGAGGTTATAGAACTTACATCTACAATAAAGGACGTTAAGGATATTGGTAAAGTTTTCACTGATTATTCTCAAACATTTACAGTTCCTGCATCTAAAACAAATAATAAGATATTTAAACACTACTACAATTATAATATAACTGGAGGGGCATTTGATTCTAGGAAAAAGAAGTCTGCTCAAATACATATAAACTACACACCTTTTAAGATTGGTAGAATTTACTTGAATAGTGTTAAAATGAGGATGAATAAGGCTTATGCTTATGAGCTTATATTCTATGGAAACACAGTGTCACTTAAAGATTTAATAGGTGATGATGAATTATCTGAACTATCTTACCTCATTAATTTTAATCATAACTATAATGAATCTACAGTTAGGGATGCTTTTATAAATGGATTAGACTTCAATATAGATGGCTCCAACAAAGAAGAGGCTATTATATATCCATTGATAACAACTAAGAAGAGACTTTTTTATAATTCAGACAACCCAGTTTCAAGTGGATTTTTTGATTCATCTGGTAATCTTTATCACAATACGAACCTTACAAAACAAAACGTTAGAGGTCTTGAGTACACCGATTTAAAGCCCGCAATAAGACTTATACATTTGATAGAGGCTATAGAAAGTCAATACAATATCGAATTTACCCGTTCAGTACGAAAGGCTGACGGTACTGATAGAAAAACATTCTTTGATTCAGATGCTTTTATAGGTAATGACTCAACCAACTACTACGGTCTTTATATGTGGTTAAATTCTAATAAAGGGGATTTGTTTGAATATGATATAGAGGGTCAAGAGTTAATATCTGCATTGAGTAATTTTTCTGCATTACCAGGAAATTATGGAAATACAAGTTTCTCTAATGAAGTTATGACTGTTGATATATCTGACTTGCCACTAACTTCTTATGTAGAAGGTTACAATGTGAGGTTGTTTGTTTACCCTGACACATCATCGTCTTCAACTCAATACACAATAAGTATAGTTGATAACCTAACAAATCAAGTTTTAGCCTCTAGACAAGGTACAGGTAATCTTTCGGTTCAGATTAATATAGACGAAGATATAAGAGCTATAAGAGGGTTTAGATTTGTTGTAAGCTCTACAGAGACTATCGTTTATGACACATCAAATGACCCTAGAGTTGAGTTCTCTACTTTTGATAATGATGGTGACCCTGTTGAGGTTGACCAATGGGAGTCTAGCGACAACTCTATACTTACAGAAGTATTAATGAGTCAGGTTTTTCCTCAGATGAAGGTTATAGATTTCTTGACTGGATTATTTAAAATGTTTAACCTGACCGCATATTATATAGACGATTATAGGGATGTTAATTACGGTAAAATATACGTAGACACTTTAGATAACTTCTATTTAGACTGCACTAACAATCCCTTGAAGGGACTTGTTGATATTAGTGATTATTTAGATGTGAAACAGCATACAGTTGACTCTGTATTGCCATACACTGATATAAAGTTCGAGTATCAAGAAACTAATGTTGTGTTGATGGAGAACCATTTTGCTAAATTCAATGAGGTTTTTGGTAATTCAGAATATAATGTAAGAGAATTAATTAGACAGAAGGAGGGTATTTATATAGACAGGGGGACTAAGTATGAAATAAACCTTCCATTCTCTCATATGAAGTATGAAAGACTTTACGACTTAGGAGAGAGTATACCTAGTGGTCAGACTGATGATACTAGTATTCAATGGGGTTATTGTGCTACAGGTGAATTTAATGCTGATGAAGATGCCACCCCTCCAACTGGTGATTATGATAGAACAACTATATCACCACTATTGTTTTATGCAATATCAGAAGGAACTGGTTCTAAAGAAATAAATTGGATATCAACCTCACCACCTACAGGAATAGACACTTATTGGAGAGCTTCAAATAGTTATGATGATGGAACTCCAACATATTTCAACACAGTACTAAATGAAATATCTGTAGGTATACCCCCAACGTATTCCCTAAACTTTGACCAAGAGTTTGATGAATGGCAAAATGAAAACTATGGAGAAAAAAGTAATTCTCTATTTAAGGTTTACTACAAGAATTATATAGAGAGTGTGTTTAATGCTGCTAAAAGAATGTTTAAGGTTACGGCTTATTTACCAACAAAAGTAACTTTAAATCTTAGGCTGAACGACCAAATAAGAATACAAGGTAAGATATTTAGGATTAACTCTATAAGCACAAATCTTAATACAGGTAAATCAGAATTAGAATTGTTAAACATATTTTCAAACGAGATAGTAGAATGATAAGAGAAGTAATAGACTTATTGAAGGCTGATGACTTTTATGGAGTTGACCCAATCATAGACATAGCTAAGGGTAGATATAAAGCCCCTACAAAAATAAAGGAATTAAAGGAATCTGTAAAACGAAGAGCAAATGGCTGATACTAGTAAAAGGGTAATTTACACTGTTGAATTACAAACAAAAGGTGGTGAAATAAATCTAAAGAAATTTAAACAGCAAATTAAAGGGTTAGATGCTGAAATAACTAAGTTTAAAAAATCAGTTAAAAATACAACAGATGATGGGCTAAATCCTATGATTGACAAGACTGGTTTGGCAGGAGCAACTCTTGTTGAATTTGGTAGAACTCTCTCTGATGCTCCTTATGGATTTAGAGGTATAGCTAATAACCTTTCTCAATTATCTACTTTATTTACAACTCTTATAGCTACTACTGGAGGTTTTAATGAAGCAATGCAATCTCTCGGTAAAGCGTTTAAGGGTCCTTTAGGATATATTGTTATTTTTCAGGCTGCAATAGCATTATTAGATTATTTTATTGGCGGAACTAAGGAAGCAACAAAAGAGACCAACAACTTAAGTGATGCTTTACAAAATCAAATAGATAAATTTAATGTATTATCTGATATAGAATATGAAATTTCAGAACGAAGAAACAAGAGAGGTACTAGGGATAGACAAAGAATTTTAAAGACAGGGGAAGATTTAAGGAAACAAGTAGCATTATTAAGTTCTGAATATAAAGATTTTGAAAAAATGTTCGAAACCTTATCTGATTTCAGTGATGAATCGGTAAATGGATTGGTTGATGACTTTAAAAGACTTCTAGAGCTTAAAAGTGCTCAAAGTAATGTTGAGAAAAAATTATCAGAAGCAGAGACTGAAACAGCAAATCAAAGACTTGTAAAACATAATCTTGAAAAGAACCTAACCAAACTAATAGAAGAAAGGATAGAGATTGAGAAAAAATATCAAGACCAATCAATAAAAAATCACAATGAAAGAACTATAAATACTGAAGAGGAGATAAAATTTAATTATGAATTGAATGAGTCTGAGCTTGAGCTTAAAAATGCTAGAGTATCCTCTATGGATGAGGAGTTAGCAAAAGACAACTTTATGCTTAAATTTAGACAACTAAATCATTTAGAGAAGATAAATCTAGACGAGGAAGCTGCTTTAGCAGAGTTAGATTCATACTATGAAAGCATAGATAACACACTTTTCTACGAACAGGAAAAGGAGAAAATACAAAATTATTATGAAGGGTTAAGATTAGCAAGAATTAAAGGCAGAGCAGAAGAAATCACAAGAGTCATAAGAGCTGCTCAAGGAGCTCTAAGTGATATAGGTGATGTTATAATATCTCATCACGATGCTAGAATGCAAGCATTAGCTAGGGAAAGAGATTATATTCTAAATTCTGGTAGATTGACTGGGGATGCTCAGAAGAAAGCTATAGCTGATATAGAGAAAAGAGAGTTAGATTCACAGAAAAGAAAAATAAAGGCAGAAAGAGAATTATTCACAATTAAACAATCTTTACAGATAGCTTTAGAAGTTCAAAAAGCAATATCAGAAGGGAGGCAAATAGCCATAACTGCTGTAGGGGCTACTGCTGCTGCACAAATGTCTATTGGGCAATATATTGCTCAATTAGGTCCTGCAGGAAAGGTTGCATATGCATTATCTATTGGCGGTATTTTAGCTTCAATATTATCAGCAAGAAAAAAAGCTCAGGCTGAAATAGCTAATTTAGGAGGTGCTAAAGGAGGTTTAGGTGGTGCTGGTGGTGTAGAAGCTCCAGACTTCAATGTAGTGGGTGCATCCCCTGAATCACAATTAGCACAATCCGTATCTCAACAGCAAACACAACCTTTAAGGGCTTTTGTAGTGCATAAGGATATTAAGAACGCTAATGACCTTGATAGAACAATTACAACAACAAGTTCTTTAGGGTAAAACTAAAACGAATGCAATCAAAATAGTTAATTATATATGGAACGTATCATAGAACTTATTATTGACGAAGAAAACGAGTTTAGCGGTATTGAAGCTATCTCAGTCGTAGAGAATCCTGCTATAGAAGAGGATTTTATAGCTCTAAAGGAGCATAAGGAAGTAAAATTAGCTGAAGTAGATAAAGAAAAGCGAATTTTGATGGGTGCAGCCCTAATTCCTAATAAAAAGATATATAGAAACAGTGGTAAGGAGGAATATTACATATTCTTCTCTGAAGATACAGTTAGGAAGGCTTCTGAACTGTTTTTAATGAATGGTAATCAAAATAATAGTACTCTAGAACACAATATAGAGCTACAAGGTATGTCTGTAGTTGAATCTTGGATTATAGAAGATGAAACTAAAGACAAATCTAGAAAATATGACTTTGATTTACCTGTAGGTACTTGGATGGTATCTGTAAAGGTCAATAATGACGATGTTTGGAATCAAGTTAAGGCAGGTGAAGTAAAAGGATTCTCTATCGAAGGGTACTTTGCAGACAAAATGGAGCGTCCTAAGGAGTCTTTACCAGAAAGTCTATGTTCGGAGTGCCTAGAAGAATTAAACGCTGAATACGAGCTCCTAGAAGCCTTAGAAACGCTATCTGAAGAGGTAGAGTTAGAGTCTTATGGAGGATATCCTGAATCTGCATCTAATAATGCTAAGTTAGGTATAAAAAGGAATAAAGAACTAGGTAATAAGTGTGCAACTCAAGTAGGGAAGGTTAGAGCTAGACAGCTTGAGAGAAAAGAGAAGTTTACAGTGTCTACATTAAAGAGAATATACTCTTATTTAAGTAGAGCTGCTGAATATTATGACCCTAGTAAGCCAGAGGCTTGCGGAACTATAAGTTACTTGTTATGGGGAGGTAAAAGTATGCTTAACTGGACTGAGTCTAAACTTAAAGGACTAGAAAAGTTAGAGGATGTAAACCCTTGTCAAGAAGGGTATGAAATGGTCGGATTTAAAACTAAAAATGGTAGAAAGGTACCTAACTGTGTACCTAAACAGTAGATATGAGTACAAATAAGAACACTTCGTATAGAGTCCACGTTCAAGATACTACTGAGAGTGTGGTTTCAAATGTAAATATAGAGAATGGTGCGATGATGCGTACCGATGATGCTCTATATATGGGGCATAACGGTAGAAATGTAATTGTTTATCCACAGCAAAGCATATCAAGTGCAGGATGGGCTAGATATGACGATACTGTCTATACAAGCGGTAATAAACTTAATTTAATTCAGGATGCAGAAATCGTACTTCCTAATAATGCAGGAAATATAGTCAAGAGTCATTCTAGTATAAATTTTTACGATTCATCTAGTCAAAAAATATTAGGTGTAAACGAAAATGATGTATATATGATAACAATTGCATTTAAGGCTCAAGCTCCGAATGCAAATCAAACCTATTTAGAATATAATCTTGAAGGTTCAGGTCAGATATCTAGAGTTTCTGGTACTATAGCATTTCCTAAGGGTAACAATGAAGAACATTCTGAAAATATAATAGCACAATACTACACTGACTCATTATTTGTTAATGATGGAGTTCAATTAAAGTTCACCTCTGTTGGTGATACTTCTATGGTTTGGGATATCATATATTTTATCCAACGAACACAAAACGGAACCTTATACTAACATTCTTATATAAAACGCACCACATATGAAGAGAAATAAAGAAACACCTAGTTATTCATCTCCTAAAGGAGGTACTAGAGGCTGTCTATGTAAGGATGGTAGAAGGTATTCTAAAGATTGCTGTGATGGCAGTTTACAGGCTCAAGGGATTGGCTCTATAACATTAGGGGAAACAGATTCAGCAGGTACCATAACTAATATAGACACAGAGTCTTCTGCATCTAACTCTTCTACTGAAGTAGTATCTCAAGGCTCTTCTAACATAACAATTGTTGATACAACAGTGACAATAACCAACACTAGTAGTTGAAAATACAACAATTTAATTTTAATCAGTAATAATTATAAACATCAATTTTTATGAAAGCAACAGAAATCGTTTCTAAACTAAAGGACGTGCTTTTGTCTTCAACTGAAGAGGTGGAAACTCAAGATATTGCACAAAATGAAGTGCAAGAAGAAGTACAGGAAGAGGTACAGCTTGAAGCGAACACTGACGAAGTAAAAGAAGAGGAAGAAGTACAACTAGAAGAGTCTACGGAAGTAGAAGCTAATGAAGAGGTTGAGGCTATGGAGCCTGAAGCCGAAATGTCTTATGCAACCAAAGAAGAACTAGCGGAAGTTAGAGCTATGGTTGAAAAAATGATGGGTCAATTAGAGGCTAAAGAAGAGTCTAAGCAAGAAGTTCCTGAAGAACTTTCTGCTGATGAAGCACCTTTAACTCACAGCCCAGAAAATGCAACAGAGAGTAGAAATTTACATTTATATTCTCAGAATGCAGCAAAAACAACTCTTGACAGGGTTTTAGCTAGACTAAGTAAATAACTAACAATCAAATTTAAATAAAATGCCAACAACTACATCAATTACTACTACTTATGCAGGGGAGTTTGCAGGAAAGTACATTTCTGCTGCATTACTAGAAGGTACTACTATCTCTAAAGGTGGTATTACTGTTAAGCCAAATATCAAATTCAAAGAGGTACTTAAAAACGTAGCTACTGATGACATCGTAAAAGATGCATCTTGTGATTTTGATGCAACATCTACATTAACTCTTACTGAAAGAATTCTTCAGCCAGAAGAGCAACAAGTTAACTTGCAATTATGTAAGAAAGACTTTCACTCTGATTGGGAAGCTATCTCTATGGGATATTCTGCTTTTGACAATCTACCTCCTTCATTTGCTGATTTCTTAATCTCTCACGTTGCTGCTAAAGTAGCTCAGAGAACTGAGACTTCTATCTGGGAAGGTGATACTTCTACAAGCGGACAGTTTGATGGTCTAACTACTTTGTTAGGTGCTGATGCTGCTCACACAGGTTCTACTAAAATTACAGGACAAGCTGTAACTGCTTCAAATGTAATTGCAGAAATTACCTCTATCGTAGATGCTATTCCTTCTGCTGTTTATGGGAAAGAAGATTTGAAAATCTATATCTCTCAAAACATTGCTAAGGCTTATGTTGCTGCACAAGCTGCTTTAGGTTATAGAGATTTATATAACGTAGGTCAAACAGAAATGAACTTTCAAGGTATTCCTTTGTTCGTAGCTAATGGACTTGCTGATAATGCTTCTATCGCTGCAGAGACATCTAACCTTTATTTTGGTACTGGTCTTTTATCAGACGCAAACCAAGTTAAAGTTATTGATATGGCTGACTTAGACGGTTCTCAAAATGTGAGAGTTGTAATGAGATTTACAGCAGGTGTACAGTACGGAAACGTAAGTGACATCGTTTCTTACGGTTTAGGACTATAATAATTAATTAATTAACTAAGAGGGGTGGGTGAGCCAAATGAGCCTACTCACCCTTTTTTAATACTAAAAATATGGCTTGTGATTTAACTAAGGGTAGAAAAGAACCTTGTAAAGATGTAGTTGGAGGTCTTAGAGCAGTATATTTCGTTGATTTTGGCGATTTAGGTACTGTAACTAAGGCTGATGATGAGATTACAGATTTATCAGGAACTTTCACTGCTTTCAAATATGAACTGAAGGGTGCTAGTAGCTTTGAGCAAAACGTCACTTCTTCAAGAGAGAATGGTACAACATTCTTTGAGCAAACGCTAAACTTAACTCTAAAGAAGTTGTCTAAAGAGGACCACAAAGAGATTAAGCTATTAGCTTACGGAAGACCTCACGTTGCTGTTGAAGACTATAATGGAAATGTATTCCTTATGGGTCTTGAGCACGGAGCTGATGTGTCTGGAGGAACTATCGTTACAGGAGCTGCTATGGGAGATTTAAGTGGATATACACTTACATTGTCTGGTATGGAGACTCAACCTGCTAACTTCGTAGATTTAGGAGCAACTCCTGACCCTTCTGCTGTTACTTATCCATTCAATGAAATGGCTTCTGCAACTGTAGTTATTACTCAGGGAACTAACTCTTAATAGTGTTCATTTGATGATTGATAGGGTTGCAGAAATGTAACCCTATTTTTTTGAACATAAATCACCTTTTCTAGTTATACTTATATGATAAGGTTATTACCAAATACAAGTACTCAAACCATAAGTTTTATTCCCAGAGAATACATCTTAGCTTCGGATTTATCTGTTGTTATAAAGGAGGATGGAACCAGAAAGGTTGAGTCTGTTTATGGCTTAACATCTACAAGAAATGGTAACTTTTTAGAGGTTGAGTGTCCGTTTAGTATTTTATCGGCAGACATTTCTTATTCTTTAGAAATTAAGCAGAACAATACATTACTCTATAGAGATAAGATATACTGTACAGCTCAAGATGATAGAACTATATCTCACACTTTAAATGCAAATTTATATAATTCATATGCACAACCATTCTCTGTTGATTCATCTTTAATATCAACTGATTCAACATTGCTAAGAGCTGACTTAATGACCTCAGATGGAGAGCAACAATATTTAATAATATGAGTAGAAAGAATATTAAAAGACATAGACCAATCGCTACACCTAAGAAAGAGGTCAATAACAGTATGAGGGTTTTAAATCTATCTGGTTACGAGATACCAAAGGTTACGGAAAGCACTAGAAATGATTGGGTTGATTATGGTGATGATAATGATTATTTCTCTGAACTTATAGAGAGATATTTAGGTAGTCCAACAAACTCAAGATGTATCAATGGTATCGTTGATATGATTTATGGTAGAGGTTTAAACGCAACTGATTCAACAGAAAAGCCTGAGATGTTTGGAAAGATGCAGGCTATATTGAAATCGTCAGACGTTAAGAGAATAGTTAATGACCTTAAAATGTTAGGTCAAGCTACCGTACAGGTTGTCTATAAGAAAGGTAAGAAAGAAATATCAGGTCTTTATCACTTCCCTATGGAAACATTAAGGGCTGAAAAGGCTAAAGATGGTAAGGTAAAAGGATATTATTATCATCCTGACTGGTCCAATATTAAACCTGGTGATAAACCTAAAAGAATACCTTCATTTAAGAATGGCTCTAGAGGTGAGAATATAGAGATATATTGCATAAAACCATATAGAGCAGGATTCTATTATTATTCACCTGTAGATTATCAAGGATGTTTACAGTATTGTTCTTTAGAGGAAGAGGTTTCTAATTATCACCTCAATAATATTAAGAATGGTTTACAGCCATCTTTACTATTGAACTTTAATAATGGAATACCTACAGATGAGATTCAAGAGATTATAGAGAGAAAGATATATGATAAATTCAGTGGGTCATCTAATGCAGGTAGATTTATATTAGCATTTAATGAGAGTTCAGAGGCACAAGCTTCTGTAGAACCCATTCATTTGCCAGATGCACACGCACAATATGATTTCCTTGCAAAAGAAAGTAGAGAGAAGATTATGATTGGACACGGTGTTGTATCACCTATATTATTAGGTATTAAAGATAATACAGGGTTTGGTAATAATGCAGAGGAACTTAGAACTGCATCTATCCTTATGGACAATATAGTTATTAGACCATTTCAGACATTACTTATTGATGCATTCAAAGAATTACTTGCGTTTAACGGTATTATGCTTGACTTATATTTCACAACTCTTCAACCAATTGAGTTCACTGAGTTGGATAATATTGCAACTAAAATTAAAAGAGAGGAAGAGACTGGTGAGAAGTTGTCTTCAGACAAAGTTGAGTTATCTGAGGAAGAAACTTTAGATATAGAAGTAGAAGTAGAACCTACAGAAGAAGAATAAAAATATGAAAGCATTATTTATTACAGTTGTTGAGTTAAAGCGAAAATCCATATTTGATGGAAATATTGATGCTGACAAATTAATTCAATTCATTGAGGTTGCTCAAGACACTAACATACAGACGTATTTAGGTACTAAGTTATATGATAAATTACAGAACGATATACTAAATGACTCTCTTGGTGGCAACTATTTAACACTAGTCAATACATATATTAAACCAATGCTTATTTGGTACACACAAGCTGCTTACATACCATATGCAGCTTACCAGATATCAAATGGGGGTGTTTTTAAGCACGATTCTGAAAATTCTACATCTGTAGATGCCTCAGAGATTAGAACGCTAACAGAACACGCTACAGAGACTGCTGAGTTCTATACACAAAGGTTTGTAGATTATATGAACTTTAACAGTAGTCTATATCCAGAGTTTATAAGTAATCAAGATGACGGTATGTATCCTCATAGAGACATAAACTTCACGGGATGGGTTTTATAGGTGATAAGAAGAAAAAGGGTTATAAACCAAAACAAGAAAACGAAAAGAAATTAAACACTTACTTGAAAAATAAATCTAAAGATGGCAAAACAAACAATTAACGTAGGTCAAGCAGCTAATGACGGGAGTGGAGACCCGTTAAGAAATGCTTTTATTAAAGCTAACGATAACTTTACTGAACTGTATGACTCTATTGATGTACAGGATTTAGATTTTCAGGGTGATTCTGGTAATGGCTCTATTGAGTTAGATAGTCAGACATTTAGTTTGGTAGGTACTAATGGCGTTGTAACGTCTGCTAGTGGACAAACTATTACTATTGACACATCTTCATTAGAAACGAGATTAACTACAGCAGAGACTGATATAGACACTAACACAGCTAATATTGCTACAGAGATATCTGACAGAACATCTGCTGATACTACTTTACAATCAAATATAGATGCTGAAGCTGCAACAAGATTAGCAAACGATAACACCTTACAAGGGAATATTGATACAGAAGAGTCTGCTAGAATTGCAGCAGATAATACACTTCAATCAAATATTGATACAGAAGAGGGGTCAAGAATATCTGGGGATGCTAATTTGCAATCTCAATTAGATTCTAACGATACAGATATATCAGGTTTAGATACTAGACTTACTACAGCAGAGGGTAACATCTCAAGTAATGACACAGATATAGCTACAAATGCTAGTAACATTGCTACAAATGCTTCTGATATAGATGCAATAGAAACTAAGACTGATTTTATAACAGTTACACAAGCTGTTGACCTTGACACAATGGAGTCAGGAATTAGTTCAAACGCTAGTAACATTGCTACAAACACTTCTAACATTTCTAGTAATGATACTGATATAGCAACTAATGCTAGTAATATTAGTACGAATACTTCTAACATATCTACTAATACAAGTAACATTGCAACTAATGTAACGGATATTGCAACAAACGCTACAAATATATCTAGCAATGATACGGATATCACAGCCTTACAGAATGACAAGTATGATAAGACAGGTGGAACTATCTCAGGAAGTGTTACTATTTCAGATGACTTAACAGTAAACGGTACTACTACAACTGTAAATACAGAGACGTTGTCAGTAGAAGACCCATTAATAGAGATGGCTAACCAAAATGCAGCCAACTCAGTTGATACAGGATTCTATGCAAAATACTCTTTAGATGCAGG